TCTTTAGATTTAATTAACGGTCTTAATTGTGTGGGAGCGAGAGATGTCTCAACAAAAGAATCTAGAATTTCAGTGGTTTTTTTAAATTCTGGTGTCTCAGTAATAGATTGATTTACTTTCTTTAAAGCCGCATAAAATGTTGCAGTGCTTTCTGCTTTGCCCCCAGACATTAATTGTGCCATGCCTATTTTCAAAGAGAATCTTTTATTACCGATTAGTATATCAGTTTTTGGAGTTTTATTAGATGCACCATAACTTGTCCAAAACTTAGTGAGTTTTGTAGAGGCTCTTCCGTACTGTTCAGCTTGAGCACCAGACAGATCAGAATTATTATCAAGAATATATCTTGCGATATTTCTTCCAGCTTCTAGAGCTTGAGGATTTTTCTTTATCGTTTCAACTGTTTTAGATGTAATACCAGACTTGTTGTCTAATTCTTGGTCGTGTATCTCGTACCAACCCATCACGATCGCAGCTTCATAATCCTCAGCCTTTAATGCCTCTGTTATGTATTGATTAAGGGAATACATTTATCTCAATTTCTCCATATATTAATTTCATTATTTAGGTTGATTGAGTTTTACACCTTGAGGTCTGAGAACTTGTCGTAACCCCCTACAGATGTATTATCAAACACAGGTTGACCACTATCAACCAAACCACTCTGTTCATTTTGATCTACATCATACAACTTCATTTTAGATCTGTCAACCCCAAGAATGAATCTCTTGTTAGTATTTGGATCACCATACCTATTCTTTAGTTGTTTGACAACGATTTGATTAAGTTCTTCTAGTTCTTCAGTAGATATCAAAGCAAACATTAAATCAGCAGTAGCAGGTAAACCAAATGACTCAGACGTATCTTCTAGTCCAATGTCAGTGTTACCAAACCCCGATCTAGTGGTTTGTGTTGCAGACATAATAGGAACATTACTTTCTACTGCAAGACCTCTTAATTCCTCTGCAATAGCTTTAATATAGAAGTAAGAACCTACACTTGCATTTCCCTTAAACCTAGAAGATGCACAAATGTTAAGATAGTCAATGAAAACAATATCAGGTTTAAAACTTTTTTTCAATGCAAGTTCTTTTAATAAACTACGGAAGTGACCAACGTGAGCAGATGCTGTTGGATACTCCTTGATTATTAATTGACCTTTAGTTTTGTCTTGTATTTTGTTGAGGTATGTGTCAAACATTGACTTTGGAAGTTTGTGAAGATCATCTATTGTGACATCCATTAGATTGGCATCAATCCTTTCGGCAATTCTTTCTTCTGCCATTTCCATTGTAATGTATAAAACATTTTTACCTTGCATCATTGTAGACGCGGCCATGTGACACATAAACAATGATTTACCAACACCTGTTCCTGCAAGGGCAATGTTTAACGTCTTTTGTGGAAGTCCACCTTTTGTTATTTTGTTGAAATGATCTAGATCAAACTTAATTCTTTTTTCTTTTTTGTGATAGAAATCATAACGATCCGTTCCATTACCAACATAATCGTGACCTACACTAGTATCAAAAGAAACACTTAATGCCTCAGATAAAATAGAAGGTATTGACTCTGGAGTCTTTTCCTTGTCTTTACCATCAATAATTCTAATACCATCTAGAACAGCATTGTAAACAGCTTTGTCTTTACAAAACTTTTCGGTGACATCACCTAACCAATTCTGGTCAATAGACAATGGGTCTGAACAATTTAAACCATCAATTGTTTCGATAACTTTTCGATATTCATCATCGTTTAAATCTGTTCGTTCTTCAACCTCAATGTGTAAACACTCTTTGGTTGGGATGCTATTGTATTTCTCAATAAATTTTGCAATCTGTTGGAATACAAGTCTTTCGGTTCGGTCAGAGTAGTACTCTGGTTTTAGGAAGGGTAAAACTTTTCTTGAATAATCTTCATTCGATATCAGCTGGGTCAGTATTGTTTTCTCGATTGTCTGTGTCGACATATTGTAATTCACCTTGTTCTGATTGTTCAATTAATAAATCTTGTAGTATGTCCCCAATGAGTTCAAAGAAATCATCGTTAATCATATCTTCTGGTAATCCATTAGAGTCTAACATATTCCACTCAAATTGTAAAGGTAATTTTCCATCTTTATTTTCTTTACCAAAATTAACCTTTCCATACTGGTAAATTACGCCTTGATACTTACCAGCAAATTCAGTCAGGCCTACACCTGTCCATGTTTTTTCTTTATTTTCAACAAAGGTGTATTTTAATTTTATATCTTCATCTTTATTCATCATCAAACTCATCGTATTGATCCAAGTAATGTAAGTAACTTCCTACAGTATATTTTGATTTAATTCCAGTGACTTTGTTTCCAATGTGGGGGTGTGTCCACATTGGTGGAAACATTAATATTCTACCCTTTTTGGGAACAACTTTTATATCATGTCTAGGGAATACCGTCTCACCACCATTAACTTCATTTAGATATAAAAAGAATGCAAGAAATCTTTTTGCAGACTGATGATCACCAACATCAACATGTTCTTTAAATTCATCTTGTCCGTTTGATTCATATCTTTTTATTCTAAACAATTCAAACGCATGATTTTCAGGCATCATCAATCCATCTATCTTTGTATCATCGATATACCTTTCAACACATCTACGAAAAGTATTTTCTAGATACTTAGAATGAAAGTTCCAATCTTGATTTAACTGCATTCCTATCTGGGTAAAACTCCTGTGACCCTCTAGTAAAATAGATTCCTGTTGTTCCTTTCGTTGTTTAAAAAGATAAACAATATCATCGCAAACTTCGTCTGGAATTACATTATCATAAATTTGTATGTAGTTTGTATTATAACTATTCTTCTGAATCATCTTCTACTTCTTCTTGTATTTGATTACCATACTTAAATTCTTTAGACGCACACTCATCAAGTTGTTTCATAACATCTTCAGTAAAGAATTTCTGTGGATTATTATTAATTGTTTTACCAAATGTTTTTGTTCCATCAGGTAATTCAATACGAGTAGATACAGATTTAAATATACCATACTTCAACGCGAGATCAAGAAGACCATAATACTTGTCTAAACCCTTTTCATAGTTTAAACGAACATCAACCACTTTATGTTCAATTGTCAGTCTTGACTTTTGATTCTTACAATGAACAATATTACCGATAACTTCAGTTCCATCTTTTTCTTTTTTCTTTGAAAGATAGATAATAGATGAAGCTGCGTATTTTAAACCAGAACCACCACCCATTTCTTTTGTGGGGAACATAGACCCAACCACATCATATGTGTGATTTGTAACTACCATAGGGACTTTTGCTTTACCTAGTTTTAATGTTAACACTCGGAAGGCAGCTTTAAGTACTTGAGCGCGAGTCATGTCTCTTGTCTCTTTCCCATCAGAAGTATCTTCTACTTCTTTAGTCGTAGACAACATGCCCAAAGAATCTAGACATATCATGATTGGTTTTCTTTCTGATTCTTTTTGTTCAAGAAATGCGTCTAAAACTTTAAGTGACTGGGTTCTAAACTCTTGAACAGTTGTGACTGGAAGTATCACCATTCTAGACGGATCGATACCCCTATCTACTACCATATTTTTTGTAATAGCACTCTCTGACTCAAAGTACAATACACCAGCATCTGGGTTTTTTTCTAAAAAGGTTTTTACTATACCCATAACAAAAAAGGTTTTACCAGTTGCAGACTCGCCTGCTATTGCAGTTATCTTGTTTGCAGGTAATCCACCATAAATTGATCCACTAAGAAGGGCATTAAAGATGTAAGAACCAGTGTCAATAAACGACTCAACATCACCTGCTTCTACACCCTCTGAAACTAAACTGGCATATTCATTACCAGCTGTTTTAACTATATCTTTCAAAAAATCCATAAATCATTCTCCTCTACCATCATTAACAAGTTCCATAAGTTCTTCAAGACTTATATTTATTGTGTTGCATATAACCCCAAGTCTGTAGGTTAAATTTAGTAATTCTTTAAATATTTTGTTTTTTGTATAGTCATCA